GTTATGGGGTTTCTCCCTGGATTTAATAACTACAGAATGACATACATACCAGAAAAAGAATTTTGGTATGAGCCAAAAAGCATTTATACTAATAGCAACATTTCAGACAACACTGCGGCTTTTTATGGCCTAGCAGGACAAAGTATACAAACTTTGACTGAATTAAAACAAATGCAACCAACTCTTTAGGAGGTTGAAATGAATTGGTTTGAAAATAAAACAACGCAACTTATAGCTCTTGTTGGCATTGTCACAACACTTGCTGGCTTTGGTTATCAGGGCGCTCAATATGTTAATAGACTAGACAACCTAGAAGCTCAAATAGGTGGCATAGGTGATACTGAACAAAAACAAAAAATCATTGAAGAAAGATTTGCTGGTATAGAAAAGTCTGTTCAGTATTTAGAAAAACAAATAGATGGCATTTCTGTTCCAGATGTTACTGAGATAAAAACAGATATAGCTACAATTAAAGCTGACATTCAATCTTTAAACAAAGAAGTAGATAAGATAGAAGCAAAGATGAATGATAAAAATCCATTAGCGGGGTAATTATGAAATTTGGTTTAATTAAAAATGTAGTAGGAGCGCTTGCTCCAACATTAGGATCTGCATTAGGTGGTCCGTTAGGTGGTCAAGCAGCATCTGTTATTGCTGGCGTGCTTGGATGTCAAGCAGATCCCAAGTCTATTAATAAAGCTATACAAGAGGCTACTCCAGAACAAATGCTTCAATTAAAGAAAGCTGAACAAGACTTTGAGCTTCAAATGAGAGAGCTAGATGTAGATATATTTAGGTTAGAAACAGTAGAAAAACAAGACGCTAGAAAAAACTTTAGCAAAGATTGGACTGCTAGAATTATGGGTATTGCTGTTGTTGGTGGTTTTATGGGTTATATATTTTTAGTAACCTTGCAACCGCCTGAGCAAAACTCTGAAGCTTTAATTAATTTAGTGTTAGGATATTTGGGTGGGTTGGCGTCAGCAGTTATATCGTTTTACTTTGGAGCATCCAATACGGGTGATAAAAAAGATGACGAGTAAAACCACAGTTCAATCAGTTGCATCAGATTTAAAATCGCATGAAGCAAAATGTGAGGAAAGATGGAAGACTATATTCAAAGAAACAGCAGAAATAAAGCAAGAAATGAACGATTTAAACAAAACCCTAAGAATAGCAATGTTTGGAACTTTTGGTTTTTTAGGAACTTTATTCATCGCTTTTGTAACAATCGTATTCGGAAACTAATGCATACTTCAGATGAAGGCTTTGAGCTTATAAAAAAATTTGAAGGTTGCGAACTTGAGGCCTATAAGTGTGCTGCGGGGGTATGGACTATAGGTTATGGCCATACCAAAGATGTACAAGAAGGTGATAAGTGGTCTGAAGAAAAAGCAGAGTTTATGTTATGGCGTGAACTTGAAGACGAATATGAACATTACATAAATGCTCTTGTCACAGTGCCAATGAACCAATGTCAGTTTGATGCTTTGGTTTCTTGGGTATATAACTTAGGTCCCGCTAATTTAAAAGTATCTACTTTGTTAAAAAAATTAAATGCAGGTGATTACGAAAATGTTCCAAGTCAAATAAAACGTTGGAACAAAGCCACAGTAAATGGTGAAAGAAAAGTTCTTCCTGGTCTTACAAGAAGAAGAGAAGCTGAGGCTTTAATGTTTGAAGGAAAGCCTTGGGAACATATATAAAATGCCTTTAACAAAACTTACATTTCAACCCGGCATCAACAAAGAGATGACAGACCTTATGGATAAAGGCGGTTGGGCTGATGGTAATCTTGTTCGCTTTAGAAAAGGCTTGCCAGAAAAAATAGGTGGTTGGACTAAAAATACTTTAAACACTTTCTTAGGAGCCTGTCGCGCCATGCTTGGCTGGGTATCTTTATCGTCTACTAAATTTCTAGGCATGGGAACCAATTTAAAATACTATGTTAAAGAAGGAGCTAACTTCAATGATGTTACTCCTATTAGATCTACAACCAGCGCTGGAGACGTGACTTTTGCTAAGGTTGGAGATGGAGATGCAACCATTACTGTAACCGATACAGCTCATGGAGCTGTGGCAAATGACTTTGTAACATACTCAGGTGCAGCATCTCTTGGCGGTAATATAACTGCTACGGTACTTAATCAAGAATATCAAATAGCAACTATTGTTAACGCTAACTCTTATACGATTGAGGCCAAAGATACTAGCGGCGATCCAGTATTGGCCGCAGCTGGAGACAGTGGTAATGGTGGTGGATCTACAGTAGGCGCTTATCAAATCAACACAGGTTTAAATGTTTATGTTCCATCCACAGGTTGGGGTGTAGGCACATGGGGATCTAGCACATGGGGTTCAGCAGCAGCGGCAAGTTTTGCTAACCAACTAAGATTATGGTCGCATGATGCATTTGGTGAAGATTTAGTTATCAATCCAAGAGCTGGCGGTGTTTACTACTGGGATACATCAAGCGGAACATCAACCAGAGCAGTAGATATTACATCTTTATCAGGAGCTAATCTTGCGCCAACTAAAGGCTTGCAAACTATTGTTAGTGATATTGATCGTCACGTTATTGTTTTGGGTGCAGATCCAATCGTTGGAAGCGCTAGAACAGGAAGCGTAGATCCTTTGCTTGTAGCGTTTAGCAGTCAAGAAAGTTTGACAGAATGGGAGCCAACAGCTACCAATACAGCAGGAGACATAAGACTGTCTTCAGGTTCTCAAATAGTTGGCGGCCTAAGAGCAAGACAAGAAATACTTATTTGGACTGATACATCTTTATACTCTATGCAGTTTATTGGCGCCCCATTTACATTTGGCGTTAATCTAATTAATGAAAATGTTGGCATGATATCTCCTAATGCCGCTATCAATGCACCTGATGGTGTGTATTGGATGGCACGCGATGGCTTTTATAAATACGCAGGAGCTGTTCAAAGAGTTAACTGTAGTGTGCTTAATTATGTTTTAGATGACTTAAACACAACACAATCATTTAAAATATTTGGCTTTAGTAACAAAGAGTTTAATGAAATAGGATGGTTCTATTGTTCTGGAAGCAGTGATGATATAGATAGATATGTTACTTATAATTATTTAGAAAACGTTTGGAGTATAGGAGAGCTATCAAGAACAGCTTGGTTAGATGAGGGAATATTTAACAATCCGTTGGCAACAGAAGGTTCGGGGAACAGCAGCATTTTATACAATCACGAGACTGGCTCAGATGCAGACGGTGTTCCGATGGACAATGTTTTTATTGAATCCGGTGATATCGATATTGACGAAGGTGACCAATTTGGTTTTGTGAGCAGGATTATTCCTGACGTTAAGTTTTTTGGATCTACTCCTACAAGCGGCCAAATAAATTATGTTTTAAAATCTAGAAATTATCCGGGCGAAAGTTTAACAACGAGTTCAACAAGCGATGTTACCAGCTCTACCACACAAAACTTTGTTAGAACTAGAGCAAGACAAATGGTGTTTAGAGTACAGTCAGATGATGATGCAGATACAGGAGTGCGCACTGGATTTAAATGGAGACTAGGAGCTAATAGATTCGATATTAGAACTGATGGCAGAAGATAATGGCAAAGCTTCTTGATAGTAGGTTACCATTAGCATTAACTGAGGTTGATGCGAACATATTCAATCGGCTAGTTAGAATACTAGAGATTAACTTAGGAAAGTTTGATCCAAATTCGACACCACAGTTTAATGACAGTGAAATAAGTACCTTTGCTTTTAACGCTGGCGATGTGATATGGAATACATCTATTGGCGTGCTGCAAGTTTACACTGGCAACGCCTGGTTACAGCTACATACTCCTGTTAGTCCTCATGGTTACCAAGGCAATGCACAACTAGGAGTTGTTAGTATTAAAACAAATGGTGATATAACTTTAACTTTATGATAAATTAAGCAAATGGAACAATCGCAAAATCATAAAGGCTGGTACTGGGATCATGTTAATAAACAAATGTACCGTTGGCATGACTTACGTCTTTTAATGCAAGAACGCGAACTAAAGAAAAAAAACAATGAAGAATTTAGAAACAGCAAATAAAGGAATAAAATCGTTGGCAAAAGAAGAACCAGCTTTGGTAGAAGAAAGATTTGGTTATGATGTTCCAGGTTATATGTATGGCGGTATAGCAAAGTTTCAATATGGCGGCCCGGCTGGTGGGTTTAACATAGATCAAGATTACATTAGAAGATATTACGAAGATGTTTTAGGAATAAATGTTGATGATCTTGGCGAAGAAGATGGCGAAGAAGCTATGGCTTCTGCTCTTGCTAGAGCTTATGGCGCACCTTCAAAAGGCATAGGGCCTTACGCTAGATCAATGGGTTACAGAGATACAACTCCTGGCGCTCCAATTAGCATTGATGCTCAAGACAAAACACCTGATGCATATAGATTCTATCCAAGTGAAGTATCTAAAATTTATGCGCAAGCCAAAGGCGTACCTTTTTCTCCACTCGTAGCACCTCCAAAAGAAGCTAC